ACCATTAATTAATTCTAAACCTATTTGTATTTGTATTGGCGGTTCTTGACCTTGAGCATTATAGAATGTAAAATTGTTGTTTTGATGTAATCCATACCCAGTTTTAGATCCTGTACCATTTTCAGTATTTGTTGATGTTGGTAATCTGTCACTTCTCATAACCAAATAATTTCTACTATTAAAATTAATTGGACTTGGGTTGAAACTTCTATAATAAGCCGCTGAATACAAGAAATTTAAATATCTAAAATTATAACTTGGGTTATTTGGTGGTGAAAAATAATAATATTGTAAAATCTCACAAGCACTATTACAGTTAACCCCTTGAGTGTTGTTTAGAAAATAGTTTAATGCGGTTTGAGAATTAAAAACTAAATTATTAAATCCGTAACTACCATTAGATCCTATAAAAGTACCTCCTCCAAAATAAAAGTTTACCGTTGCTTGTGGGGGTGGATTATAAGGCACTAAATAATTAGTATTTGAAACTATGTACATATTCGCAGCCATATTGATAGTTGGAAATCCTGGAAGTGGTGTTGGTACATAAGATGTATAAGTACCTGCAGCTGCCGTTGTATTATCGTCAGTTGCTAAATAGTAAAATGGTAAGTTAGAGGTAAATGCCGTAAAGTTTGGGTTTGATGGTGTTGGTCCCGTAATTGATAAAGAAAATGAAGGGAAGTATAGATTATGTCCTTGATTATTTGATGTTAAATGCGATATTGGGTGTGCAGGTTGTGTTGCATTAGCATTTATTGGATATCCCTGAATTGGTATGTTCACATGGTATTTACCAGTTGCAATTACGGTATTAGGGGTCAAATGACCATAAATTCTAGATAAATCATACTCGATTGTTTGTTTTTGTGTGTGTGGGTCAACACCTCTAGTACAAATTATTATTTCATAATTTTGGTAGTTATACATAGCCTGTAATGCTGATGTTGGTACTGTGTAAACATCAAATATATTTGATGGTGTACCATTGACTAAATCACAACCAGGTCTTAAAAACTTAATTTTATGTAATAAATAACCAGCGGGAAATAAATTTTGGTTTGTTAAATCGGCTAACTGTAAAAAATTACCTACAGTTACCCCTGTTATGGCTTGGAAATATTCTACATCTGTCGGATATTTTAAGAATGATTCTTCGTATCCATTGACCCCTAAAGTTGTTGGTCCATTATTTGAGGTGGAGAATATCTGTGTTTGAGAGGTTGCGGTGAGTATAATGTTTGCGGATAAAAAACCCCCTGAATTTAAAGATGATGGGTCCGCATAGTTTATTGTAACTCCAGTTTGTCCTGTAAACGTAACACCGGTTATTGAATTCAGATTAAATTGATTTAAAGTTGCTCCCGTTAGGTTAACTCTTCTATTTGTCGAGTATTGGTCATAATAATTCGGATTTTGGAATGAGAATAAGGCTCCAGGTGTCAAAGATGCCATTGTACCTGGATTTGCCAACATAATAAAAACTTGATCCTTGTATGGTTGTGTTCCAACAAATTGAGGGTTTACGGTAACATCTATTCTATTTGGGGCGTTAACACCAAAATATTTATCTCTTGTATTAAATTCATTCAATCTTTGAGGATAAGTTGATGTAAGTGGGAATGCAAACCATCTATCATCTGGACCGACATTTTTCTTACCTGCAAATAAAAATGGTTGTGGCGCGTGTAATAAATCTTTTTCATTTGGTGTTAGCTTAATTGGTGTAGATGAACTTAATACATCGTAACCTGAAAACAATCTAATAAAGTCTTGATTAGCTCTAGCAACAACAGTTCCGTCAATATCATTATTTGTTAAAAGATATTCAAACGACTGGTATTGGTTTGAACTACCGCAATCAAAAGGTCCATTATTAACATTAGTACTTCCTTGTGGATTTTGATATAAATTAGGGTGTCCTATATCATACGCACCAGATGAATTAACAGGTGCCAAAAATCCTAATGGTTGTGCTAAAACTAAATCTCCAGTTCCTGAAGAAGAATTCTGTACTTGTTGGTTTATATCGGACAAGAAAGAATCTAAAGTAAAATCATCATCTAAATCCGCCTCATTACAAACACAATCACAAGATTGACAGTCAGGATAGTTAACCATAGGTAATCCTAAACGTGGTATTCTTAACCTTTTAAATAGTAAGTACCCTAACCCAACTACCGCCGCTGCGTAAAGAAGTGTTAACGCTGTAAAATATAGTAAATTTCCTGCAAATATGGTAACACACGCACTTTGCATAGCAACACCTGAAGGTAATCCTAAACCAAGAAAAGTCCCTGCCGTTGCTTGACAATCGGCATAGTCCGCAAAAATCCATACCCCCAACTGTACTAAATTATATCCCATCCATCCAACAAGTATTACTGCTAAAAATTTTAAAAATGGCCAAATAAAACCAATAAAATGTGTTAACCATAAAATTATCACAAACGGTAATGTCAAAATATTCATTAATAAATTGAAGACAAAAAATATTGGGTCAAAGTTTTTTATAACGTCATTGACAGGAAATGTATTATTTGTTGTTTTACAAGTTCTATTGTCAATTTCTTTAATACCTAAATGTTTTGCTCTTCCGATACCATTTTTATATCTGTCGATGAATAGAGCGGTAGTATAAACTTTATTATAATTAAATTGATAGAATGTATCTTCACAATCTATTGCCGATTGTATATCTGCATAATCATCCCAATCAAGTGAAAACGCATATGATCGATATAAATCAAATTTTTGTTGTGGTATTTCATTAAAGGTAAATACTTGTGGATTGTTACCAACCGGAGTTCCTTGTATGTAAATCTGAGAACCTGCCGGTAAATATATCGATTCAACTCCACCGTAATATGGTTGGAATCCTTGACCCGTACCATAATCTATGAAAATTTGGAATGATTGGTTGTTTAATGCTTGTACAAATTGCCAACCGACATTCACACCAATAAGAAGTGTTGGTCCTGTTTGTGCGGGATATGGGGTTGGAGATCCTGCAGGTGGTGCAGGTATTGTATAAGTTGTTGTTTGACTAGGTAGACTTAAAGGATCTAAACTTGAGCTTATCCAACCGTGTTCTTTTATATTTGGTACTAAAAAACCAGCTCTTTGAAAACTACCTGAGTATTCATCGTCTGATAAACCAATTTCTGTTGAAAATTTTGTAATGGATTGTTGGAACCTGTTTATTGATATTGTTTTCTCTTTATTAATCCATCTAAACTTAAATCTATATTTCCCTTTTGTTGGTATTCCTTTACTTGGGTCATTAGATAAAATTTGTTCACCAAATTCGTTAGTAGTAATGTAATCTAAATTCATAGGTACACTAGCAACAAACGTACCATTGTCGTCAATAATTTTTCCTTGATCAGGTAATTGATACTGTTCTAAAACAGGTCTACCTTCGGTATCAGCAAAAATAGTTTGTCTAATCGCCAAAACTTGTCCAGGACCTGTTATTAATTCACATAAATTTCCCGTATCATTTTTTGGCCTACATTGTATACTTAAAGCATCATCATCCGTTGTTGATAATATTGACCCCATAAATACAGCATATGGTTCAATTACGATGTTTGCAAGTTTTGTTAAGTCAAAATCTAATCTGTTAATTCCGACTTGACATATATCAGTATCCCCCCAAAGAGGTCTCACATCAATATTATAACTAAAACTTTGAATTTGAGGCAGTGAATCTAAGTTTGTTGAGGTCTTGAATTGTGCTCCGTCGACTTGTGCTTCAGTTGCAATTCCTTGTTGAAGTAGATCTTGTGGTGATAGTGAAAAACATCCTATATCTGAAAGGTCAACATCCATAACAATAGTTTGTTCACCAACAGGAACACCAAAAATCATAAAGTCACCACTTTCGTTAGTTTTTACGGTAAATCTATAATATTTGTCATATACCTCTACATAAGATGAATCCATTAAAACATCTGCTCTTGTGGGAAAAGTTCCTGTGGCTTGATGTCCTAAATACGATGGTTCTTTTGGTAGTAGATTATATCTATACCCTTCTTCGTTTCTAGAAGTTAAATTTTGATAAGGGTATAATTCTGAAATTACGGGGTTATCAACATCTCCTTCTTCTAATGGTATGAAAACTGAAACTCTAGCATTTGGTACTCCATATCCATTGTTGACGGTAACTCTACCCACAACAACACCATAATCTGAACAGAATCTGGTATACACATCATTAGATAATATTTTTAGTGAAAGTATTTCTAAAAATTCAAAATCTTGGTCTAATTCTACATTGATATACTTATCGACACCAACTTCCGTTCTAATTCTATATGATTTGGGCATTAAATTTTCTTTTTTTGATAAATAGTTTATTTCCTATTTTCAAAAAAATAAGACCTAATAGAAAAAAATAAATCTCTATGAGAAACTTACTGTGTTAAGATTGAGAACTCTTACATTAATATCCCTATTTTGATATCTAATTTGGTAAATTTGTGAAGGTTCTGCGTAAATAGTATCGGCATATAATTGTATTTGTCTTGTAACACTATTTGAGTAAGCTTGAGATGTTTCAAATGATGAATATTGACCACCAACTAAGTTATAAAACTTCATATCCGATATACTAATTACACCGTTTTGTGATTGTATCAATCTTCTTAACTCAGATACAACAACATTTTGACCTAATTGTCTTGTCAAAGGATTAAAATAATTTGAGATTATTTCAATTATTTTTGCAACAACCGCACCTTGTGTTTGTGAATTATCTAAAACAACATCACAATCTACCGCCAAATCAATAGGTTCCGCACTTTCGATTGAAATGTAGTCATTTATCATTCGATAGTTTGAGAGGTAATTTGCCACATTTTGTTTTAATGTGTTGGATATTACATCCGTCAAATTTCCACTTGTATCATAAGATAACATCTTAATTTTAACCTTATTATTTTCTTCAACAACACCAACTTTTGCAGGTGCCCCAAAAATCGAAGGCATATTTCTTATTACTGATTCGTAGTCGTTAACTGTGACCGCTCTATTCTGAGCTGCAAAATTAAATGATACCATCTGTCTAACATCTTCCGTTGTTGGTGCGTTTGCCCCACCAATAGCGGCTGTAACATTATTACATCTTAAACTATTAATTACGGCTCTGTTTACAGTGTCTGATGGACCATTAACAGAAAACGAAACCGTACCAATTTGATTAATCGCATTTACACCAATGTTAGATCCTACACCACCACCAATTCTATATTGTATAAACAAAGTACTATTTGATTTCAAAGCAGCACCTAACCCTAAATTATTTGAGTATCTTGCGATGTCAAAACCTTTACCATCTCTCGCAAATTCTCTTAATTGTTCTTCTGCAGATACATTACCACCACCAAAAGTCATTTTAAGAAATCCTTCAGGTGTGTATTCAGTTATGAATTTTTCAGATGTAGATATGTACTTACCTACTTTAATACCAGGTTGATCAGATGGTTTTGTCGGGTCTTCAACAAAAACTCTGTCTTCAACCAACGCTTTAACTTCAAACCATCTATCAGGACCTAATGTTATAAAATCTTGAGGTTCAGGTATTGTTGAGTATTGTGTACCATCTTTTAATAAAACACTCGTAATCCCTAAAACATTCTTTTCAGGTAAGAATAATTGAAAATATGGTATAACGTCATTTGGTGTTATTACTCTTTTGAAGACTTTTGTAACACCGTTAACCACTACTTCTCTTTTTGTTATCGTGTAATTTAAAAGGTTTCCGTTTGCATCAAAATTAGGGATTTTTAATCTGTTTGGTGTTCCTTCGGCGTTTATTGGGGACGCAAAATCAATATCATAAACAGTTTCAAATGGTTGTCCACCACCATTAACCAAAGATCCTCTTCTTAATATACCACAATATCTTAAGTCTTCTCTATCCCCAAAAGCAGGTACTGTAATTGAGAAATCAACTAAAGCAACTGACGGTCTTTGACCAGGTATTTTTAATCCATAAGTTCTAGCAATATTATAAATTGATCCTTTTTGTTGTGCAAATTGTAAGACAGTTTCCTGTATACTTCTATCAATTTGAAATTGTAAGTTATCCGTTACGGCAGCATTCAAATCTAACATAACCGAGAATATCCCAGCATCATTAAAGTTCTGTACTAAGTCAGGATAATAAGTGCTTGTGAAATTAATTAATTCGGTTCTTATTCCTTGAAAGTCCCTTGTTGTGTACGATATTTTTTTCTCTGCCATTTTTTATTAAATATTTATTATGACAAAATCACTTGCTTCAAACGCCTGATTTGTTATTCTATAGTTTATTGTGATTTTAGCGGTATGTTCTAAATCTGAAATACCAGGAACTCTAAATTCCCTCTCATCATATTCATTAATCGTGTAACCTTTATCTTCCTTACCCATAGAAGCATCTTCTATTTTTACTTCAGTAACTATTAAGTTAGGTAAAAAATCACCAATAGATTGTCTTATGTCAGCTTCAATGTCTGAAAATGTTGGTCCGTCTAATGGTTCAAAAATATACTCGTATAATCTTGTACCAAAAGTTGGTAAATAATATCTTGACCCTTTTCTTGTTAATAATAAATGTATTAAACAATTTCTTATTTCCTCTTGGTTTGTATTAGACACATCTAAGTATCTACCAACAAACGAGTCTCTAAAAGGAAAACTTATACCATACGAAATACCTGTTGCCATATCACATATAAATATAAGTCATAGAATTTTTAAGTAAAAAAAAATCACGACCTAAGTCGTGATTCTTAATTTTAAGATGAACATCCAAAACATTCAAAGTCAGAGTTCTCAGGTCTTGGTGGTAAATTCAAGTTAGAATAATCAACCTTTGGTGGTTCAGGAGTAGCCTTTGGTCTTTCTTTTTTTGAAATGTCCATTGCCAAGTGTTTTGCTCCTGTTGAGATTGCTTTGGTTCTAACATAATAACAAAGTGTTTTCAACCCACTATCCCAAGAGTGGAAGTGTGATGAGGTAATCTTTGATAATGTTGGGTTAGACATATAGATATTCATTGACTGTGATTGATCAATAAATGGTGCTCTATCTGCCGCCATATCAATAAGTTGTTTTTGTGAAATCTCCCAAATTGTTTTGTATTTAGGAATTAAATGTTCAATTCGTTTCACTTTCTTATTGTAATTTTTATCTTCAGGATCCAAATAATTATTGAAGTTAATATTTTGGATCGATCCTTCATTAAATATGATTTCATTTTTCAAATCCTCACACCAAATACCAATCTTCTCAAAGTCATTGATTAGGTATTTGTTAACGATCATAATTTCACCACCAACAACTCGTCTGTTAAAGATTGCCGAGTGTGCCGGTTCTGTCATTTCATATGAACCTGTGATTTTGGCCGAAGACGCCACAGGCATTTGAGCGGTAAACAATGAATTACAAACACCGTGAGATTTAACATTTTCTTTTAATTTATCCCAATCCCACATTCCTGAAAGTTGTGTTTCATCAATATCCCACATATCAAATTGGAAAATTCCTTGTGACATAGGTGACCCATTAAAGAAGTCGTAAGCCGTGTATTTACCGTCAATACACAACTGATTACTTTCATAAATAGCTGCGTAATAGATGGTTTCAAAAATATCTTTATTTAATTTTCTCGCCTCTTCAGATGTGAAGATATAATCCATTAAATAAAATACATCCGCCAATCCTTGTGTTCCGATTGCAATTGCTCTTTGTTCTAATCCACCTTTTCTACCTTTTTCTGTTGAGTAGTTATTAATTTCCACAACTTTATTAAGTGATCTCACAACTTTTCTAACCTCAGTAAATAAAAGTTCAAAATCAAACTTACCGGACTTAATAAAGTTTTTTAATACCATAGACGATAACGTACAAATTGCTGTTGTATCCTCATCTGTATATTGATAAATCTCGTTACAAAGATTTGATTGTTTAATCACACCTATGTTTTGATGATTAGTTTTCTTATTTGCATTGTCTTTAGAACATAAATAAGGAACACCGGTTTCAACTTGGGATTCGATGACTTTAGTCCAAATATCTTGAGCCTTAACTTTCTTACCAAGTCCCATAGATACCGCATTACTATAAACTTCTTCATATTCATCACCATAACATTCTTGTAATGGTTTTAAACCAGCTTTCTTAATATCATTAGGACAAAACAAATACCAATCACTATTTTCTCTTACCGCTCTCATGAAGTTATCAGGAATCCAAAGTGCTGTAAATAAATCACGAGCTCTCAACTCTTCAGCCCCTGTGTTCTTTTTAATGTCTAAAAGATCAAAAATATCTTTATGCCAAGGCTCAAGATAGATAGCCGCGGAACCTGGTCTACGACCTTGTTGATTAAAGAATCTGAGTGATTCATTAACAATCTTAAGGTATTTTAACAAACCACCAGCGTATCCACCCGAACTAGAAATTCTACTTTCTTTACTACGAATGTTAGACATAGATAGTCCAATACCAGCAGCGTCTGATGAAAATGTAGAGATATCCGTTAAAGTATCCAACAAACCTTTTCTTGAATCGGCATCATTATAATGAAGTACACAAGACGCCAATTGAGGAACTTTGGTACCTGAATTGATCATAATTGGTGTTGCCTTTGAGATCAATTGTTCCGATAAGGATTTGTAATATTCAAAAGCATCTGTGATGTTTGAGGTCACCCACAATGCAACTCTCATGTACATATGTTGTGGTCTTTCAATCACTCTACCATTTGGTCGTTTCAATAGATACATTTCTTGTAATGATCTCCAAGCAAAGTAATCAAAGTTATAATCATTTTCGTGATTGATTACCGCATCGATTGTATCTTCACCGTATTCTTTAATGGTCTCAATAAGCTTCTCATTGATAATCCCATCCTCATAAAGTTGCATCATAGTCTGTGAAAAACTATCATTTGTTTCTTTATGGTATGAAGAAATTGCAACCGATGCTGCCAATCTTGAGTAGTCGTGATGACTACCTGTATAAGATGCCGCAATCTCGTTAACCAACTTGTCAAGTTCTTTTGTGGTTACTTCACCTTCAGTTGGTACTGAAGTAATAACTTTAATAAAGATTTCGTCTGAATTAACATTCAAACCTTTTGAAGATCGTTTTACTCTGTTGTAAATCTTTTGTGGATTAAATGAGACAACCTCACCACCTCGTTTAATAATTTTTAATGACATAATCTAATATTTAAAAGTCGTCTGTAAATGTTATTGTTTCATTCAGTTTTGCCTTCTGATATTCCATTGTTCTTGATTCAAAGAAATTACCTTTGGTTTCAACCGCAATTTGTTCCATGAATTTAAATGGTTGTTCAACATTGAATTCTTTTTTACATCCAAATTTAAGTAACAATCCATCAACAACAAACTCAAGATATTGTTTCATCAAGTTTGAATTCATACCAATTAAAGAAACAGGTAATGACTCAGTGATGAATTCTTTTTCAATTTCCAATGCGGATAATAAAATTTCTTTAATTCTCTTTTCACTTGGTTTATCTTCAACGTGATTGTTTAATAAGTGAATTGCAAAATCACAATGTAAATTTTCATCTTTAAAGATTAAAGAGTTAGCATTACATAAACCTTGCATGATACCTCTTGATTTTAACCAAAAAATAGAACAGAATGAACCTGAAAAAAAGATACCTTCAACAGCAGCAAATGCGACTAATCTTTCTGCAAATGATGCCTTTTCAATCCATTCTAACGCCCACTTCGCTTTTTTCTGAACCGCCGGTAATCTGTCTATCGCATTGAAGCATTCATCCTTTTCTTTTGCGTTTGAGATGTACGTATCGATCAGTAATGAATACATAAGTGAGTGAATATTCTCCATCGCCAATTGGAATCCATAAAAGAATTTTGCTTCGGGGTATTGTACTTCTCGGTAAAAGTTTTCTGCCAAGTTTTCGTTAACAATTCCGTCTGAAGCTGCGAAAAATGATAATATATTCTTAATAAAATATTTTTCTTTTTCTGTTAATGTTTCCCAATCTCTGATATCGTTTGTTAAATCCACCTCTTCTGCGGTCCAAAACGCCGCTTGGTGTTGTTTGTAAAATTCCCATATATCGTTGTGTTCAATAGGGAAGATGACAAATCGACTAGGATTTTCTACTAGTATTTTTTCCATTTATTATAAATTTATTTATTTGTTAATTTGACTGTGTTTCTCGTTGTTTTCTCTTTTCTAAGAGTTCCTTAACTCGTTGTCGTTGTCTTTCTTCTTTTTGTTCTTCAAGACCTAAGAACGTTGTTGTACTTTCTGTATCTATCTCCAACATTGCGTTGTCGAACTTACAATTTTCAAACACTACTCCGTCATCACCAATTCTGGATTTTGTTATTGCGATAGTTGCCAACTTTAATTCTTTTTGTTGTAATGTTTTAGCTACCGAAATAATAACGTGACCTACTTGTGCCTTTTTAATTGACCCACCCATTTGATCTGTTGTCACCACTTCTGATGAGATTGAGGATCGGTTACCTTGTGTTGCGGTCCAACCTACAATATTCATCTCATGACACATAGCTTCAAATGCTCTCATAACCGAACCTTCACTCTTCCATTCGTCACCCAAGTTCTTATCAGGAACTATACAGTCAATGTAATCCAAAACTATCATATCGATCTTTATACCATCTGCAACCATCTTTCTAATTTGATTTTTGATTTGCAACATAGTCATTGTATCTGAAGGTAGTTTTTTCAAGATTAACTTATTTGGCATATCCGTTTGAATCTCATTTACTTTACTCATCACATTGTCTTTTTGGTCAGACAAATCGTCAGGATGGACACCTGTCCATAAAGTAAAATGTTTTCTTTGGATAACCTTTGGGTTGTCTTCAAAGAAGACTTGTAGAACATTAAACCCAAGATTAAAAGCGTGGTTTGACATCTTAGTCAACACAGTAGATTTACCTACCCCTGTTGGTGCCAAGATAACACCAATTTCACCTTTAGCAAGACCCCCTTTTAATAACCTATCAATACCTGGAATACCCATAGGAATTGGGTGTCTGTAATCTTCTTCAAGTACTTGGTCAAGATTGGAAAATACGTCCATCATTGATGTATCTTTATTTCCAACCAACAAAGCATCTCTAACTAATTCTTCAAGAGTGTCATAATTTTCAAATTCACCTCCATCAATTATTTTTTGAGCCTTTGTCATAACCTTCTGTAACTCTTGTTGTTTACAGAATTTTAAAGCCTTTTCTTGTACAAACCCTACACCATCAACAGGCGCATCTTTAATTTTCTTAATTGTGTCCAATACAATTTTTGACGCCACTTCTTGTTGGAGTTCGGATTTTGTAATTTGTTCTAAGGTTTCAAACGATGGTGTGTGGTCAAATTTTTTGTAATACTCTCTAATCATCTGAATGATGATCTTGAAGTATTTGTTTTCAAAATAACTGTTCTCAATAACATCGATTATAGAATGTGAAAATTCTTTATCTTCCACGATTTGATTGAGGAGTTGTAATTGAAATTGTTGTCCGAGATACTCAAAATTTTTACCTGTCGCCATAGTTTTTTTTCTTTTTTAGTATTGATAAATAGTATCAATTTTTAATAAGTTCGGGGTAAAAATGAATTAAATTTTTTGATGAAAAAATGTCAGTTAAGTTAGCAAGTATCGCTTTTAACTTTGGGCGTAGGTCTACGGTATATCTGACCTTTGGTGGGTATGGTTTAGCGTCAAACTGTCTATGACAAATTGTCATATCACCAATTTTAATTTGTAGGTTAAAATTTTCAGGTCCATCGGTAATCGATGTATTAAGCACCTCCGGGTTTTCAATAATTTCGTACTGATTCTCTAACATATAAACCACAGATCTCATCTTTAAATCATATTTCATTTCATTACAAACTTCTGTAATAAAGGTATGTAAAGTTTCAGATTTAGATGCGGTTTTGTTAAATCCTCGTACATTGAAAAATCTTTGAACGACAATGTTCTCATTACACATTAACAAAAATTCAACTTTTGTTATATCCTGTTCTTTCATTTGTTTTTTAGTTTTTTTTGTTTCTAAATTTTGTTTTTTCTTTTCTTGTTAACTTAAGAAATGGTTTCAAAAAACTTACCCAAGCATCATCACCTTTTGGTAGGTATTTGAAGAATCCGTCTTCCATCATCATTCTAATTAGATTTCTATATCCTCTTCCGTCGGGATCCATCGACTCAGTATAATATAATCTAACTAATTCTTTGTCTTCATCACTTAAGAGTGGTTCATCTAAGTCGACAAGTTTTTGGTTGATTACAAAAAATTCATCACCAAAAATACCTTCTTTAGTTTTACCACTTAGTAGATTCTGAAGGGCTACGTTTCCCTTTTCCTCTTTAAGTAAATTAGTACTTGTACTCAAAATATAGGGTATTTGTACTAACTCTTCAAGTAGCTCAGGAAATAATTTAATTAAAGTTTTCTCACCAAGATAAAAGATCCCGTCAATGTTGTCGGAACTATCACCAGTGAGTATCTTTACGGTCTTAACATTAAAGTGGGGAACTTCAATATCATGTAATTTAATCTTGTCCCCCAACTTGTAATATTGTTTTGTGGATGGTGAATAAATTGATACTTTCTCAGAGATAAGTTGAGTTAAATCCCTATCACTTGAGAATATAGTTTTTGTCTCATCTAATGACACTTGACAGTAATAAGCTATCAAGTCATCAGCTTCTGAGTTATCCGTCTCCAATTGTCTTACAAACATCTCCTCGAGGTATTGTCTAACCCTCTGTTTTTGTTCCAAGAAAGCATCTTCTTTTTGTTCTGATTCGGAAGGTCTCCGATTCAATTTGTACTTTGGGTAAATCAATCTTCTTTGTGAAGATGAGGTTTTAGAATCCCAAAATACCACAACCTTATCATAGTTGTGTTCTTCCAAGAATTTACGAAGAGTATTTAGAAAGTGCCAAACACCTCCAACGTGTTTTCCATTGTGATAGAATTCTCTAACACCGTGAAACCCAATTTTCAATAAATTATTTCCGTCTACTAATAATGTTTTGGACACTTCCTTTAATCTTGAATGATTTCTACTCAACCTCTTCCTTTTCCGCTTTCAAATCAAAGTCACCATCAACTCCGATTATGTCTTTCCAATAGTCAGCATATTCTTTCTTATACTTTTCTATTGATGCCTTTTCTTCTGTGGTATCTTT